TGGACCCCGTGCCTTACTACCTTGTTACAGTTGTTCAGCCATACTCCGAGAATGTTGCACCATCCTCATTTAATTATATTAATAGACTATTACATGGGATAATAAAGAACTAAATAAGATTAATGATAGATAGTTGTGGATAACTTTAGGTCTGTATAGTAGTTTTATTTTCAAATTAAAAAAAATAATTTTTATTTTTACAAATATGACGTAACCACGTAACTTTAGCATTAATCTATTGAAATATAACAATAATATCGTTACTTTGACCACGTAACCTATACGTAACCAAACGTAACCACCACCAGATACCTTTTTTGAATGCAATTTAATATATTATATTATAAATAGTAATGAAATAATACTATACAGAAATGATAAAGTGTATTAAAATGAAAAAATGCCTAAGACTAGAAATGGTGAGCTAACACCTAAACAAAGAGCCTTTGTAGAAATATTTGTCAAAGAGAATGGAAGACTTACACAAACAGAATGTGCAAGACAGGCGGGTTATTCAGAGAAATCTGCTGTCACACAGGCTTGTAATCTAAGAAATCCCAAGTATTTCCCTAAAGTTGTAGAAGCTATAGAAAATCTACAGCGTGAATATGCAGAAGCTAGTAAGTTAGATTTTGTAAAACACTCTAGAGAATTGTCACGGTTGCGTGATATTGCTGTAACTAACGGACAAATGGGGCCTGCAATAAATGCAGAATATCGCCGTGGTCAATTAGCAGGTTTTTATATTGATCGTAAAGAGGTTGTGACAGCCTCACTTGATAACATGACTAGACCAGAACTTGAAGCTAAACTCAAAGAGATTAGAGATCATAATGTTATCAACGGTGAAGCTATCGGTGTTGAAATTAAAGAGATAGAAGAAGAAAAATAATTAATACTATAGCTACCCAAAAAATCAATTCTATTGATTTTAATATTAATGTTACTAAGAATCCCATATCACCAACTTATACTGTTAGGTGTTTGATAATATCTTGTAGCCCTTGACCTACAATCATCACTACAATATCTTTCAAACTTACCCATAGCTTTTTCTTTACTACAGGCAAAACATTTTCTCTTAACTAAATTTTCTTCTGATTTTGGTTTTTTTGTATTATAATATTCTGGTAATTCAAAGTTATCTTTATTCTCCACGAAACCCCCTCAGTAATAACTCTTTTAATTTTCTTTCCCACATAGCTTTATAAACTTCATCGTTTGTAATGCTGTTATACATAGTCCATAATCTCTCAACTCTCCACCAATATAAATCTTCTAGTGTCATTTTATCTCCTCCCATTTCAAAGCATTGTCTGAATACTCCATTATCTTATCAACAACAGTTTGATAATCTTCTTGGTCTAACAATTCTTGAGTTAGCATTGTCTCTCCAAAAGCTATATCAAATATCTCTTTTATAAATTGTTCTTTTGTCATTTTCTTCCTTTCTAAAAATTAACTTTGTAAAGTGTAGTTTCTCCATTGTCAATTTTCTTTTTTAATTGTTGTGCATATTCATAATAATAATCTGCTTCTTGTTGCTTATCAAAAAATTCTAGTTCTGTAGCTTTATCGTAAGCGTGGCGATATTCTTTGTATAAGTCTAATTCTTCTACTGATTTAGAATTCATCTACACCCTCCAAATACAAATCTATTTTTTCTTTTAGGTCTGCACTATCTTGTGCCAACATTTCTTGAAATTCTGGATAGTCATCAAAGTTTGATTTATCAATATTACCATTTAACCAATTAGTAATGTGTTGTATTAATTTATCTTTATCAATCATAGTTTTCCTTTCTTTTTTATTTTTTATCATTTTGTTGTTGACATGTCAATTTATATTATTTAATGGGATAAGTGTTAATAATACTATGGCACGTTGGATTGAGATAAAAGGTGGTAAAATAATATTTAACTTTTATCAATAACGGATTACCATACACGGCTTCAACACGGTCACTTATTAACATTGTACAGGCGACGGAGTTATTCGGATAAGTCCTGTACTAAATAACTGTCAACGTGACATAATGTCGCAAGAGAAAGGGATAGAATGAAAGAATTTAAATTTAGTGTATCTGCTGTTTTAGAATATACTGTTGAAGCAAAAACAGAATTACAAGCCCTTAAAATTTTAGTAGAAAAAGGGGGTTATGATATTACTTACGATGATATCTTAGTAGAAAGAGAAGATTACGAAAATGCTGAATTAATTGAAACAAGGGAGATAGAATGAAATTAACTGAAAAAAATCTTAACAATGTTTTTAACTATATTATTACGCAAATTTCTGATGAGGATTTTGGAGAATTTGACGAGGAAACACCAATAATAACAGCAGTACAAAGAACTATTGAAATGTTAGAGGAGATTAAATAAAATGAAAAGAAAAACATGGACAGAAAATGAAACAGAATTAGCAAGACAATTATTAAAAACACATTCTTACGCAACCGTTGGTAAAATGTTGCATAGATCAAAAAATTCTGTGATAGGACAATTTTACCGTGAGAAAATCATGAACGAATATACACCACCGTCAAATTCTAAATATACAAGAAAAAAAGAGAGAAATATTCATGTCGATAACTAGAGTATATCGTGACCGTAATAATAAAATTAAAGTTAAAAAGTTTAGTTTTGAGGAAGTAAAAAAAGACTTGACTAAATTCTTTTCCCATGATAATGGGATAAGTAACAGAAAGGATAAAAATGAAACTAAGAGAATTATTACAGATACAACAGATAGTTGAAAAGAGGGCTATACCTCATGACGTTTTAGAATTTGATAGCCAACATTATTCACAGTCTAAAGATATGACCGTTGATATTTTAGATTTGCATTTAACTCATGCAATTAGAATATTAAATAATTATTTAACTGTCTTTGAATTTAGAGACCGTCAAGAAATCAATGATCACTTAGACGTTATCAAAGATAATTTAGATGATATAAAAGAAGTTGTAAATAAATGACCGTGATAAAATTCTGTATAATAGTTTTAGTAATTAATATTTGTTTTTTATTTACTCCCATGTTAATAGGATATTTATGAATAATACAGATATTGAAAGAGAAATTATTAATGCTTTGACTATTAATTCTAAAATTGATTGGGTTAGTTCTGAAATTTCGCCAAATCAAGAATTTAAAGAATTAATTGAATTTGTAAAAAAATTATTTAGAGAGCATTAATTATGATTAGTAACTATCCATTTGGCAAAAAAAATGACCGTCCTAATTATTATTATACGCAAGATGTATATAGCGACGGTCAAGGAATTACAGGTCGCATAAAAAAAAGAAAGAATAAAAATGTTAGAATTCGTAAAATCAAAAAAGTTACTTAATATTGATAACAACGCAAAAACTGTAAAAGGTCAAAAATACGGTTTTATCACGGCTATATTATATCTAGCCCCTTCAACACAATCTGGTTTTAATGTTTGCCCCCAAGCCTCAAACGGTTGCAAAAAGGCGTGTTTGTTTACGGCTGGTCATGGTGCTTTTGATAGTGTTAAACAAGGTCGTATAAATAAAACAAGGTGGTATATACAAGAAAGAAAAACCTTTTTAAATAAACTTAGAAAAGAAATAGACGCATTTATTGTAAAAGCTAAAGCAAAAAAACTAACTCCTTGTATTAGATTAAATGGAACTAGTGATATTTCATGGGAAAATACAGGTTTAATAGAAGAGTATAAAAGTATTCAATGGTATGACTACACTAAGATTTATAAGAGAGCATTAAAATTTGTTAATGGTCAACTTCCTAAAAATTATCATCTTACATATTCATTAAATGAAGATAATAAAAAACAGGCTTTTGATATTCTAAAAAAGGGCGGTAATATTTCCGCAGTATTTAGAAAAGATTTGCCTAGAAAATTCAACGGTTACAAAGTTATTAATGCAGATCAAAATGACCTTAGATTTCTAGACGGTCATAATATTATAGCGGGTTTGGTTGCTAAAGGTAAAGCTAAAAAAGATTATTCGGGGTTTGTGCTTGATGTGTGAACTAGTAATACAAACGGCAATAAATAACGGTGACTTACCAAAAAAAGGTTTTACGGTTGAAAGCTAAAAATAATTGTTTCCTTGAGTATCAATCGTAAAAATAGCCCCGAATTCGTCGGGGCTATATTAATTTAACGCTTGCATTATCCTATAAAATCCTATAAAGATATTTTCATGGTCACAGAAAGATATAATTTTATGAAAAAAATTAATAATTATGAGGGGTCAAGCCTTTTAGATTTAACAGGAAAAGGGCTTAACCAATTTAACGCTGTTGATCAAAATTTAAATTGTTCTCAACTTATGAACAATGCCAATTTAGATTGGAATGTTGAAATGAAACCCGTATTATTTGCTAAAGATACTGATATTGTTAAAAGTGACAAATTTTATTCTTTAGTAAAAGATGACCGTGAAGTTTTAGTGTCGGGATTAACTGATAGTTATCATCCTATGCAAAACTCACAAATTGCTCATATTGGGGATTATGTGTCAAGAAATACAGGTATCAAATTTGAACATGCTTTTTCTTATGACCGTGACAAATATGTCACTTTCTTAGCAAAAACAAACGGCCAATTTAATATCGGGGATGATGTTGTGAAGTCTTATATAATGTTTAATAACTTTCATACAGGACGCGACAAATCATCAATTTTGACAACAAATATTTCTGTGTGGTGTTCGAATACTTTTATGAATGCTTTAAAAGATAACAGCCAATTTAAAATAGGAATTAGCCACCGTATAGAATTCTCAACTGAATTTGAAAACTTGGTTAAATCTAAAATTGATACGGCGTTAAAAAGCAATCAAGAATATTCAGAGCAAGCAAAAACCCTAGACAATAAACAGATAAAAGAAAGCGACTTGTTAAAATATTTTATCCTTGTTTATAATCCAAAATTATTGGGTGACTTTCAAAAGTCATCAATGGAGTATAATTCATTGAATGATCTAGAAGGCTCAAACATTACCAATATTAAAAGATGTTATGGGGTGTTTCATGATACGATTGAAACAAATGGCAAAACGTATAAGTTACAAAATACAGGCAATCACGCAAGAAAAGATACATATTGGAAGGCGTTTAACTGTGTTACTTATAATGAAGACCATTTACGCGGCGGTGTTGATCAAATATCAAGCCGTTTAAAAAATAACTTTTTCACTAATGGAAAAGGTAATATCAAAACAAGCGCTATGAATACAGCGCTAGAATTAGCCGCATAAAATAAGTTTATCGCGGTTTAATTAATAACCCTTGTTATAATGTGACCTTATAACAGGGGTTTTTTTACGGTTGCTAAAATCCTATAATTTGATATAAACATATTAAGAAAGGAGATATTGAAATATGAAAAATACTATTAATTCATTTTATTTCAGAAATTGGTTTTTGAATTCTCAGTATCATAATAATTTTTCAATCGAAGGTTTATCTAGTCTTTATGATTATTTAGTTGATCTAGAGGAAGATTTAAACACAGAATTTAATTTTGATCCCGTCGCATTTGCTTGTGAATATTCAGAATATGAAAACTTTCAAGAAATAAAAGAAAATTATAACTCTATTGAAACAATTCAAGATTTAGAAAATAATACTTCTATAATTCCCGTTGTTGGAACTGATAGATTAATAATACAAAACTTCTAAATTAATCTTTTTACAATCTACAAAAGCCCTCTATAATTAGAGGGTTTTTTTATGTCCACAAAACCCGAAACGCTTTTTTATAAACAGATATTTAGAGAACTAAAACAAGTATTTTGGTCAAGAATTGAGAACAGACACGGCGGCGGCATTCCCGATTTATACGGCGTTTATAGTGGTTTTTCTTTCTGGTTAGAGTGTAAAACAATAATAAAACAAAATAGAATTAATATAAGCCCTCTTCAAATATCTTGGAATTATAAGAACTTTCAA